TACGTCCCTGTACCGATTACAGAATCGTAACCAACAGACTTAACAGTCGTACTTGTGGTACCAGGCGTTGAAGCTGTGTCGTAGAAATCAAAAGTATGAGGAGTCACAGACCATGTGGTTACAAGTGTATTTGCTGAACCAAATGTGCCCGAGTATACTCTAATCTTATAAGTAGAGTCTTCCATTCCCGATCCTTTAATGTGGAAACCGGGAAAGTTTAAGACTAACTTATAATATCTATTTCCATCAACACTAACCCTGTTGTCTGGACCACTACTGCCTGACTCATCAGCAAGCTTAATAAGCTCATGCTCATCAAAGTCGCTAAAAGTGCTACTGTTAGTAGAAGTTTGCTTAAGTTTAAGAATACCCTGAGGCTTGTCATCAGTGGCATCCTTGACCTGTTCAATATTAGTAGACACTTGGGCAAGACGCTCGCCAGTTATGGGCGTGCCAGTAGTCCAAGACACAAAGTTATAGTTCTCGTAAGCCATACTACCTAATATTATACACTAATCAGGTTTCCGAAGTAGAACGCTTGTCAACCTTTCTAAAGGCCGCGTTGATTTCGTCTTTGTCAAGCACTCCATCGTCCATATAGGCTCTAGCAAGGGCTTCTACAACGGTAGCAGTGCCACCAATACCGGCCATAAGAGCAGCTTTCCACAATTCAATACCGGCAATAGCACCAGCGCCAATGACGCTAAGTGCAGAAGCAGCAAAAACTGCTAGAACTCTTGTCAGTATAGATTGAAATTGACTCATAAGCCTTACAATAACATTATACATAATTATCCTTTCTTAAGATAGAGAGTCAAGTTGACTCTGTAATTCATCAACTTTACGAGACAATTGCTGAACCGCTGAAATTAAAGGCACAACAAGATTGTCATAATTAATTGATGGGAGGAAGTCTGGATCGTCTGGGTCGTCAACAACCGACTCTGGAACAATCTCATTTAACTCCTCAGCAATAAGACCGATTCTTGCTATATGTGGAGAGTTTATGTATCTAAAATGAACCGGTCGCATCTTTAGTACATCTTCAAGACCGTAAGTTAAATTAACAATGTCTTGCTTGACTTTATAGGTAGACAACTGGCATCCTATTTGATTTCCGCTATTTACCCACAAAGATCTTTCTGTTCCGTTCTGAATATTTCTGTTATAAATGCCAGCATCTAAATTACCATTAACAGTTAAAGAACCACTTAGCGTTCCTCCGCTACTTGAAAGATAGGGGTGGCTATGAACTGGTGCGTATGTTCCACTATGATTGTGAGAGTTTAAAGCAACACTGTTACCATTTAACTGCAAGTCAGTTGCAACACAGTTCACCGGTCCCTGCGTACCACCACCAGTAGTCGAACCAATATAAATGTGCGTGACACCACCACTGCCACCAGAACTTATCTTTAGTCTTTTATCAGACAAAATTGTATGAGTATAACTACCACTGTTAGTGTCAAACTTTAAAATAGGAGCACTATTTCCACCAGTTTCGGCAAGAAGAACACCCCCTTCAGAAATAAAGACTCTATCACCACCAACTGCTTTAATAATCTCTAACGTACTAGACTGAATAGTAGAACCAGTAATTGATCCTCTAAAATAAGCATCCCCTAAACTGTCAATTGAAAAGTTTTCTGAAGTTATAGCACCATCAGAAAGATCAAAGAAACTGCCAGCATTTGAAAAGTTACCCGACGTATACGAGTAGTTACTAGATTTAAGGATGTCTGAGGTCAGCTCGTTGGTTGTAATAGTGTTAGCGGCAATTTCAGTTGCAGTGATAGACCCAGCAATAATATTTGTTGCATTAATGCTGTTAGCCGCAAGTTCAATACCGGCAGTTCTAAGAAGATCTCTAACGTGATCATCGAAATTATCTTTATTTCTCTGTTGACGCTGTGCTCTTTCTGTATTAGATGGTATAAAGCCTTGATCAAAATCAAATACAGAATACTTAGTTCCGTCAATTAAACTTGAATTTGAACCATCATGGCTGTGTCCGCCAGCAGAAAAGAAAGCAATATTCGTCTCCGAGGTCGGAGTGGTAGAAGAAATGCTTGATGTTCTTGCCATTAGACAACCTTCCTTAAAACCATATTCTGAGACGGTGAGTCGCTGTAGGTGTAGTTCTTACCAACCACCCAGAAGTCTCCATTAATTATATCAAAAGCATCCATGTTTGTTATACGTATGCGATCCCCAACTTTGACTCTAGGCGTAGGAATTGTAGTTACATTCAAAATGGGAACAGGTGTACTCATTTTCTCAATAATGAAGTCTGCGATCTTCTGACCGTGGTCAAACTCTGTAATAAATATGTTTTCAATAACAACTTCTTTTAGACCGTATAGCCTTATATTGTCACTTAACTCAGCGACTTGTTCTTTAATCTGACTTGATTGATCAGTTAAAAGAACAGGTATTCCAGAAATTGCCGTGAATGCAACTTTATTTGTAAGTGGGTTTGTACCCTCAGCAAAGATAAAGGTGTTTTTATCAATATTTGAGTTAGCAGCAATAATTAGCTCTGCACCGTAATTTCCTGGCACCCACTTGAGTATGTCAATTTGATTAGGACTTTCAAACTGAATGCCAGTAATAAATGGATCTTTAACCTGATAGGCCGGAGCCTTGTCGTAAGTCAAGTCCCAATATCTTGCTTCTCTCACAGCGGTTGATGACGTATGAGAAGCAGCCGTTGTCCCAAACTTTGCTCTATCAAGGTTTAAGAAAGAGTTTGGTGTTTTACCCGTGTACTTTATAATTTCGTTATCAATTACCAAATACCCAGACTTGGGAAAGGGTGGGTCTGTAGTTGTTGATACATATATACTAGTATCTGAGGCGCTGATGCCAGTTTCAAGATTCACAACGGCAAGAGTGGTGGGGTCGTCTGCTCTCCAAAGTCCTTGTACTCCAACAAGGTTAGAAGACAGTCCAGCGATTTTAACTACAACCCTATTTGCTTGTAATTGAGAGTTATACTCAGCATTAATTATAGCGTTGCTGTCATTGATTGACAGCTGCGTATTTGCGTGCTGGTCAATTGTGGTTTCAAAAAATCTATAATAGTGTTCATAGTGTGCTTTGTTTTCTTCATCTATATAGAATCGACCAAGATCAGCCAGTGTTACTTCATCAAGAATATCGCGAATAGACGACTCGTTTCCATACAAGAATGGATAAACAGTCAACTCTTTCATCTGAGTCTCAGTGTACCTATTTGCGACCTCAGTAGCCGTTAATGCTTTTCTGTAAATTAAGAATTGATCAAAGTATATGTCTCTAATAGTTGCTGGAGCAATTTCTCCACTTAATAAGGCAAAACTTGCACCTCTGCCACCAAATGTTAAATCATACGACGACCAGTCTGCAACCGTCCCAGAAAGAGCTGTAGAGTCTTCTAATTCTCCATTTACATAGTAGGATAAAATTGTACCATTATATGTAACTACTATGTGCGACCAACTACTTGTTGACAACGCGGTAGCAGATGAGACGGACTCGGTACCAGATGACGTTATTATTTTGAAACCATTTGACAAAGAATTTGAATAAAACTCAAAGCCAGAGGACGGGGAAGCGCCGGTCCAGTTACTTAAATACTCCCCATCGCCAGAGAAAGCCTCTGTGGGCTTAATAAACAACTCAAAAGCCCACTCGCCAGTATAGTTATTAGTTGAAGACTTCATTATATTCCAAGAGTCATCATAAGGAAGTCTAATATATTTTGTACCACCAAGAAGGGCTGAGAAGTTTTCAGCTACCGAAGCCATCCCGCCATCAAGACCAATGTTTCCGCCACCAAGATATAAGCCATAGTTAGACTGCTTATTTCTATCAGCAGTTGGGCTTCCGCCAGTCAGTTCTGCAAAAGAGGCATCCCGAGATCCGATTTTGTCCAGCACCGCAACCGTCTTGCAGTCAGAAGCTAAAACATCTGCTACAGAGCCGCCAGACAACTGGTATTCAAGTAACATTGTAAAGTCTTCACCAGAAACATAAGCTTTGGTATGGAAGATCTCTATTCTAATTTTATAAGGCTTCCCAGCCGTCAAATTAACGATACTAGACTGAACCGTTTCAGGTGTAGACGGATTTGTCACATGATTTCGCCATTCATTGAGAATAAGGTTGTCATCAAGATAAATACGAACTCCGCCATGAGCGATGTCAATAGAAAGAACTTGATCACCAGTTTCAATTGGAATGTAAAAGCCATCAAAAACTCCGTTGTAATAAGTATCAACTGTTTCAGAAGCATTGTTGGTAAAGGTAAAATTTTGCAGGTCTATTGCAAGGCTTGTATTGCTTGATATATCAGAGGAGTTGTCAACAAAATCAGGAGATATAAATACTGGAATTTCTAGTGCTTTTTCAAGTTCCGATAGTTTTCTGTCTAAGGCATCGGCTTTAATATCCTTTACCTGATCAAGTGCATCTGACGGCATGGCAAAGAATCTTGATCTAAGCCCATTAGAAACTGTAATAATATTTCCAGATCTATCGCGAGTTTCTTCATTAAAATCAAAATGTAAAATTGCATCACTCTTTTTAGCAGTAAGATTAAATCTATTAAGACTATCAATATCTGCTTTAGGGAAGTTTGACATCATTAATAGATTTTCACAAGCATCTGGAACAGTAACTGTATCCATAAAGAAGCCTTTTGATACAATTTTTTCTGACAAGAACTTTGACCAATCCATTGCTGAAATTGAAACGGTCATGGAGTCACTTGAAGCACTCCATTCATTAACATATGCCTCTGTGTAAGCGGGATATTCAAAAGTATCAAATCTCACCGTCACCCCAGCCAGATGAGATCTTGCTGTTGTATTGGCAAAAGCTCTCTGGCTAACATCTATTTGATAAGTGCCAGTTGTCCCAGAACATAGAATTACTTCTTCATTAGAAGAGCCAGGATCTATTGTCATTACAAAATAGTTACCAACACCACCATCCGGCAAGTCGTCTACATTGTTAACAGTTATTGAAGTAGCAGAAGATGAGATACCACTAGACAGGATTTTATCCACATACTGATCACTGTACTTCTGAATCTGCCATCCAGTAGTAGCATACACTTTAAGATCTTTTTTCATCATGGGGCCATAAGTTCCAGAGTTTCCAATAAGATTAAACTCTTTCTCAGTGTTATCAAGAGTCACATTCAAAGAACCAGAAGTGGTACCAGCAATAGGCAAACTCGTTTCATGTAAATCCCTAGTCTTTTCAGCATTATATTCAATAACATAATCAGAAATATCATTCTTTAAGAGAATATTTACTTCTTGTATTCTTGCATAGTCCTCTGGGTTTTTAGTTGTTAAAACTTCAACTTCAACCCTGTAAACAGTTTGAGTTGAATCCTCTGATGCAATTATGTGATTGCGATAATAGGAACCATCCGCTATAGTGGCGATCTCGCTGTAGATGGGATTGGGAGCGCCAACATCGTTGCTTCTGACGGTTAACCGATATGTGTCAATCTGTCCGTAGTATTCTGAGGTTACAACCCTTATAACGTTACATCTTCTTGAGTCAAACTCAAATGATACGGTTGGATTAGATGTAAACTGATAACCGGAATATGTAGAATGAGCAGAAGCAGTAGATGCTGTGCCGGACCACCATCCAAATTCATAATTTTCAGAATTGTCAGGAGGCATTGCAAACCAACTACCATCGGCACGAATTACTTTTCCATTAGCATCTTTTGCACCAGCAACACCCCAAGTGTAAGACTGCCTTTCAATTCCATTTACAGCCTGTTTTGGTGCAAAGAAATAACCAATTTCTCCTTGAGCCGTATCTGTGTGTGGATCGTCTGAAGACGCTGTTAAGTTAGTGAGGTGTCTGCTATCCATCCAATCAATAACAACTTTAGGCTTAAGCCTTTGTGCAGCAGAAGTTGTCTTAGAAACAAATGTAGAACTTAAAGTATTGTCATAAATATCTTTTGTTATCATTATACTTCCTCAAGCTCAAGAGAGCAGTCCCACAAATACAACCCATCTCCGACCTCTCTTCTTATCAGCGTTTCATTATAACTTTTTACTATAACATTATACTGCGTTTCCGTATATGGCGTCGTTCCGTTAGAATCAATTTCCAAGAACTTTAAGGTATGAACATCTGGGTCTGATGCTATTTCCCTAATCTTGTCGCGACCAAACTTAAAATCTACAGTTTGATCTCTCTTGCTAGGCAGGTTGCTCCAACTTATAGAAAAACTCTTTCTAGGGGAAGCCGTTTTGTAATAACGACTTCTTGAAGCAGACCAGTTTCTATTCTCAACAAAAGAATCAACAAGAGTTATTTGAGAGAGTCTATTGTGCTCAGTTAAAGGTTTACCATCAATCGTAAGTAGCGGCCTAATCTGCTGAGTATCTTCTGTTATCGCTGGGCTAAATCTAATTGCGCTAACTGAAAGAACAGTTGCTGCACCGGTCGGCTGCGGGCTGATGTAAAGAATTTCTTGCCCGACTGTTATCGTAATAACAAGACCAGAGATTGTTGTCGAGGCATATAGAATCTCTGTTCCAACAGCAGTAACCGTTGCTTCTCCATCAAGAGCAGAAGATGCAAATGCAATCTTAGATGCAGTAATTACAGCACTGCTTGTAATAACAATAGACTCTGACAGGAACGCAATTTTTGAAACAGCGGTAGAGCTATCTGACTCAATACTGATAGCAGATGAAGCATTTAGAATCTCAAGAGCAGACGCGGCAACATCGCTCTCTATTGTTGGAGCAGCGGTGGCAATAGCATATCTCTGACCCACCGCCGAAGATGTAAGTTCACCTGAAGTTGCAGAACTTGCAAATAGTATTTCTAGCGCTGTAATCGAAGCACTGCTTGTCGCATCAATCTGACTTGATGCTTCAAGAATCTCAGTAGCTGTTACTGTTACATCAGACTCCGAACTTGACGACGAAGAAGCAAAGGCTTCCTTAATAGCAGAGACAGTTGTGCTTAAACTCCCGCTAAGAAGAATCAGAGCATAAAGAATCTCAGCAGCAACAGTAACAGTGATGGCATTACCATCCAAAGTTGCAGTAGCAAATGCAATCTTGCTTGCGCTGATTGTGGCATTACTTTCAATACTAACAGCCGATTCAGCAAGAGCGATTTCAGTACCGGTAGCAGATACAGTTCCCTCACCATCAGCAGATACAGTTGCAAAAGTCGTCTTCTGTGCAGCAACAGCGACTGTTGCCTCACCACTATAAGATTCTGCAATGCCAGGAATCTTAAGGGCTGAAACAGCAACGGTCACTTCCCCGCTGACCACAAGCAGAGCGTCTTGTCTCTCCGACAGATCCGCAATTACGGTGCAGTCAATACTTGTCGAAACAGAGGCGTAAGCGATCTTTGTCGCAGAAACTGTAGCGGTCGCTGTGCCCTCACAAACAATTCGACCAAACGGTATTTCTGTACCTGTTACAGTTAAATCAGACTCTGCGGAAAGAGAAGCCGCAGCACTAACAATAGTTACATCGTCACCGTAAAAACGTACACCGGTAACATCAAGGGTTAATGAATATGTAGGTTGACTCCATGCACTCATTAGACTTCCTCTATATTAAATTGTACGTCATAATAAGTACATTGTGTAGGAAGATCCCTCCTTACAATTCGCTCTGAGTATGAACTTATGAAGCCGTAAAATTGTTTATTCGCCTCTGTTGGGTCATCCTTATAATTAACAAGCACTTTGGGAGCAGTCCTAACAAGATTTTCTATAAAATCCCTTGCAACCCTGCCGTCCGCAGTTTTGTCACCATTATTAGGTAAATAATTGAATGAAAATGAAAGAGACCTCTTATTTGGTTTATAAAATCTTTTCAATCGGCCAGCAGAAGTTTCTACATCAGAAACATTTGTTTCTTCAGCAATAGAAACAGTTCTATTATGATTAGTTAACTCTGTTCCATTTATGGACACAAAAACAGCCAGAGATGTCTGTTGGTTCTGAATTGCAGGCATTATCTACCTGTCCTGTAGTTGTAAGAGTTAAACACCCTTACCTCTTCGCCCCTTGACTTCTCCTTAATAGGCTTGACTTTAACATTGTAGCTATCCATCATAGTCTCAAACCATCTCTCTTCACCAATAAAGTTGTCAACATAGATGTTTATGTTCTCAGTCTTATTTATGGTCGTCACAGCGCCTTCACCAGTCATCTTGCCTGGGTTGCTGAACCTAGTTCCATTAATAGCATTTAGAGCAGAGATGCCAAGATTTTGAACAGCTTTAGCGTTTAAGACATACTCTCCACCATGAAGAACTGCTGGGATACCAGCAGACCTAAACCCTGGTACATACCCACCGTTAGCCCTCATCAACATTCTAGCGCCAGCCGATGCAGGAGCAGCCCTTGTAATTGCCCTATAAGCGGCATCTGTTGGTGGACGGACAGAAGCAGCATAAGCCTCAGCCCTTGCAGCAGTAGCCTGCCTAACAGCATACTCAACTTTAGGCTTGGTCAGGTAACCAGCAATAGAGGGGTTAGCGGCTGCTTCAATTGCATAGAGTTGAGCGGCCTCTTCGGCAATCTGGCTTGGGGTCTTGATAGAGACAGGCTTACTGCCACCACCTCCACCGCCCCCACCAGTGCCAGTGGCTCTTTGAGCGTCAGCAGCGGCAGAAGCAGCGTCTCTGAGGGCTTCATAAGCAAGTTGAGCCTTAAGGATTTCCTGAATCACTGGGTCCATAAGACCAGCAAGACCATCGACTTCAGAGATCATGTGGTCGATAGTTCCCCTCCAGCCGTGAAGAATGGTCTCGTTAGCAAACTCAATTGCCCTAAGTAGAACTGCCTGAGGACCATAGTTAACTATTGCCTCAGTTATGCTCCCAGCGCCAGTTCTAATAATCTCATGAGTCATCTGGTTTAACAGACCAGTCCAACTCTCATGGATATAAGTGTCAGAATCAATCTCATCACCAACCATTGTCAACATAGAAATGGTTGCACCGATAACACTGTCAGATTGTTTATTCAGACCATATTTCGCTTTAGCCTCATCTAAAAGATCATCAAGATTATCCTCAAAAATTCCTACAACTTTATTAGGCATGTCTCGTCTAATCGTTTGACGCATATTGTCAAATGTCTTCTTAAACTCAGCGCCATTTTCTACTACGAAATCAGTAGCTTTATCTTTAAGCTCCCCAAGTTGACGCTCATAATCCTCAATAGTCTGTGGAGCAAACTTAGTTATTTCTTTAGCAGCATCTTGAAATGCCTTAACTTGGGCCTTGAAGAACTCGTCGGCCTCCTTGCGAGTCTCCTTAATTTGGTCCTTAAGGAATTCAAGATTCTCTTTTCTTAACTCATTGTTTCTCTCTCTTGTAAGATCTTCAAGACTACTTGCGTGATCAGACTGCGACTTTTGCTCTTCAAGGTCAAGCATACGAGCGTCATCAATGCGACCCTCATAAATAGCCAAAGCGCGATTTCTAACATAGTTCTGACGATTAAGTTCTCTTTCGTCAATAAGTTTCTTTTGATTTGCTATAAACTCTTTCTGCCTCAGCAAAGACTCTTCCGCTTTACCAAGAGCCTCAATAGTTGATAACTGATCATCAAACACCTTGAGAGCAGCATCCCTCTGAGCCTGAAGCGCATCTGTTAGATTAGAAGCAACATTGCTAATTTCATCAGTTAAAACATCACCAACAAGATCAACAAATCTTTGCTTAAGTTCCTTCAATGCTTCTGCAAACTTGTCAGCAAAAGCATCACCAGCATCCTCGCCAGCGCTCTCTGCTTCCGGCACCAAAGGCTCAAACACCTCATCGGCTTCCTCTTCAACACCGCTTGACAGAGCATCCATCAACTCCGCACCAGCACCCTCTGCTACATTTCTTTCTCTTGTTAAACCTCTAAAGTAATTTCCAACTTTTTCCTTTAGGAAATCAATACCGTCAGACATTGAATGAATACCGTCAACAACGCTGCCTTTAAAATCGTCAAGAGTATCGTCAACAGACTTAAATACTTCTTCAATTTTGCTAGTCGCAGTGTCTGCCAGTGCAACAGCACCGTCTCCAATATCAGTAAAGAAATCTCTTACACTTTGTCCAGCATTCTCCATAGGAGTAAACTTAAGTCTTCCAAGAGATAAATATTCAATACCTTTAGCGGCAGCTTGAGCAGCAGCAGCGATGCCATCAACAATTGTTCCAAGAACTTCACCAACAACAACGCTTAAAGTTCTAAAGACTTCTGCCATAAAGTTTACTTGAGCACTCCAGATAGTTACAATTTTTCTAGCGACCCAAATAATTGCATTTGGAATAAAGTAAATAATCTCAACTACCGCTCTAATTCCAAATTCAAAAACGTTTACTATAAACTTAACAACGTCAAAAAATATATCACTAACTTTTGCAAGGACTGGAGCAATGAAAGAAAGCAATTTTTCAAAGAAACCAAGGAGAACGAGGCCAAGATCTTTAAAACCTTGACCAACATTATCTTTCATTTTAATAATTGCTTTAACAATTCCAACAATTGCTTCGACAACAATGTAAATGTATTCAGTCCAAATGCGTATAACAGGAACGATCATATTTTCAACAACCCATTTGAAAGCATTAGCGATAGCCTCAATGGCAGTTCCAACTTTAGTCATCATTCCGCCCAAGCCATCAACAGCATTGCCGCCAGCCCCACCCGGCCCCATATTCAAAAGAGAGGCAATAAGATCAAAAATAGGAGCAATGAGTGCTTTCAATGCCTCTTTGATAACATTAAACGCAGTCTTAAGACTTTCAAGAAGCGGCACTGCCTTTTGTTTCAAAGCATCAAAGTTTTGAATAACAAAGAAAATAGCCGCAGCGGCTACTGCCATTATTGCTCCAATACCAATTGACATCATTGCGAATCTAAAGAGCTTGGTGATCTTCGTTGCTTTAATTATAGATCCACTCATCGACTTAATAGAAATCATTGTTTTCTTAAATGCACCTGGTGCTTCTTTACCAAAGATTTTAGCCTCAGCGTTAGCCATTCCAATTGCTTTAGTAGCTGGCTGCATAGCTCTTTGAACAGCCTTGCCCGGTGCAGCAGCAACAGCCCTACCAGCACCCCTCACTCTTCTTTGCGCCCTATCTCTCAGGCGTCCTCGGCTGGGGGCTGGCTCTTGGTATCCCTCCAAAAACTCTCTTTCCGCAGCACTAATTGCTAACTGTCTTTTGCCAACTTGTCTAAAGTATTCTGTTGTAGAATCACCAGCGGCATCAGTTTTAATTCGACGGGTAACAGTTCCAATTTTTTTATCAACAACAGATGGGCTACCTAAATTCGGTCCAAGCATTCCCTTAGTCGCTTTATCAGCACTTGTTGAAAGTTCTCCAACTTTTCTCACAACATCGTCAGCAGCAGTTACATGCTTACTAAGCATCCCCGTAGCCCGACCGAAGCCTTGAGCCATCTTGGCGATAGGGCCATTTCCACTAGCAATCGTTGCAATCATTGTTGCAAACTTGCTATTAGTATTGACAATGCTGTCACCCATTACGGTAATACCATTCTTAAGATACAGCATCTTAGAAGCGCCAGCGACAGCACCAATACCCAAATTGTTTAAACCAGGAACAAACTTCATCATGGTTGTAAGAGCAACACCACCAGCAAGTCTTAACTGACCAAAGATAAATACAAGAGGACCAATCGCCGCAACTGCGGCTGCTACAGCGGCAATCATTCTCTTAGTTGATGAAGGCAAATCTTGAATGTATTGACTAAATTCAAGCACCCTCTCAGAGATTGCCTTAATGTCTTCACCAAAAGTGCTAACCAAGTCTGCGGCGGCATTCTTGAAAGCAATCTTCATTCTGTCAACGGCAACAGCAGTAGAGTTTAAAGCGGTATCCAACTCTTGCTGGGCAATAGCCTGAGCGTTTGCGGCACCTGCAAGCTCAACCAAGAACGCTTTACCGGCCTCACTGGTAACCTGCTCAATTGCCTCAATACCCTCACCAGTCTTGAGATCTTCTATATAATTCCTAAACTCTTGACGAACCTGTCTAGCGGCGGCGATATCTGCCTCAGCAACCTCTCCAAAGCCCTCAACAAACTGACCGGCCTCAGCAACAGCGACTCTGGTAACCAGTGTTAAACTTTCAACATTATTAATGTTTTTAACCATACCGCCAGTAGCAGCCTCTGCTGCTCTTGCCATATTATTCAAATCACCAATCATTCTGTTCAAGAATGTAGGCTCTGTCCCCGAAGCAGTTTTTACAACACCTTCCATTTCCCGTTGGAACTGAGCCATGCTCTCAATTGCCGTCAACATTCTTGTTGACTGACGCTTACCAAACAAGTCAGCATAGAAGGTTAAAATTGTCTCATCATCAGCAACTCTACGCAGTTCCAAAGTCGTATCAATAAGACCCTGAAGAGATGACATTCCAACACCGGTAACTTTATTAAACGACTCCTCCAAACCAGGGGCAAGATTGCCAAATGTTTCAACAAGGTCATCCATCTGACCAAGAACTTTCTTAGTCGGCGTAACAAGTCTCTGCAAAGCAACCTTGATACCGTTTGCTGCAACAGAAACTTCAATACCAGCAGCCTTCATCGGTGCTAGCAGGGCAGCGGATTGAGTCATAGAAAGACCAAAAGCATGACTTGCAGCAGTCACTTCAGGTAGCGAATCAGCCATGTCTCTGAATGACAAAGCTGTCATGTTTTCAATAGCGTTAAACAGATACATCTGAGATGTAACTGATTTGAGAGCCATTTCATGCTTCTCTGCGGCACTCAAGAAAGTGTTAGACATCTTATCAATTGTTCTAATAGTTCCCAAGAACATTGTCTGAGTTAATTGCTGCCCCTCAGAAACATCCATAGAACCCAAAATAGACATTTCTGCTGACAACTTAGTTAGTCCATTAAGAACATCGGCGCTGTTGATGCCAAGTTCAGCAAAGTCAGCAGTTACGCCAGTAATCAAATCTCTTGATATACCAAAAGCATTACTAAGGTCTAGCGTAGCTTGCTCGACTTCCTTGATGCCAGTAAAAGTAGGTCCAAGAATTTTAGTAAGTCTTACAAGCTCTCGCTCAAAGGAGGTGAAAGCAGAAAGTCCCTTGTTAGCAAATGCTAATAGTGGCGTAGTGAGACCAATAATAAGGCTTCGACCAACGAACTGAGCATCTTTACCAAGACGCTTCATCTCAATACCAATACTTCTAAGATCTGAAGATAAAGTTCTAGCCCTTAAGCTTCTAAAGTTGCTACGCGCAGCCTTAAGACCTTTATTAAGAGAATTAAATTCTTTATCAGTAAGCCTAGTGTTTGTCCTTAAAGCCTTTAAGTCAACATTAATTCTCTTTATTTCTTTACTAAGAGCCGTGTGATTAGATGCTAACTGACGTACATTTTTTGCATGATCTCCGAGACCCTTAGAACCATTACCAATAATCCTAGTCAGGTTTCTCTGGGTAGCATCAAGGCTTCTGGTAACTCTGGCGGCACCACCAAGGTTAAGAGTAAGGTTTTTTAAAGACGAAGAAAGACGCTTTAAGCCATCTTCGCCGTCTACAACTACATTTACCCTAATGTCTTGATCGGCCATAGTTCACCAATACTAATTATCCCATTTTGTGCTAAATAAAGCAAAACAATACTATGCTTCATAACCCAAACCAAATGGGATGAATCTCAAATCATTGCTTTCCAAAACTTCTTTATCTTCAGGCTTTGATTCCTCATACCAGTCTTCATACCAATCGACTTCGGCTCCCATGCCAGCAGCATAAGCCTTTACACTCATTGAAAACTCATAATTAGATGCCCGGTATAACAGAAAAAGTTCGTCAAGAGTAAGAGATTCCTCTAACTCAAGAAGACTTTTCCATGCACCGGTCTTTACAAGCAACTCGGATTCATATTTTAGGAGAGGGATATCATCCCAAGTCATAGGCTCGCCGCTATTTGACGAGTCCCCCTCCGTCAGTCGTTTGGGTCACCACCCATAGCAGCAGCCATAAGTTCACCAAAGCAACGAAGATCAAGAATGTCCTCAAGAGCATCAGGATCTTCTGCTAGTTCTGGATCAACTTTAGCCAGCGCAATACCTGCTGCCTCAACCATCTTGTCAATATCTTCATCATCCATAGCGCTGTCATCAGTCTTTAACTGGCTTGCGACTTTCATGAACTTACGAAGTTGTCTAATTGTAAGAGGTTTAATAACTCTCTTGATGCCATCTGCAAAGACGATTTCAGTACCGCCGTGCAGATCCTTATTCTGTGCCATTTTTCTCCTTAAGACTAGTAATAAGAGGAAAACCCTCCGAATATGCAGTATAGCATATTGGAGGGTAATTCCTGTGAACTATGATTGTTTTTTTATCAGGCGGTCTGATCAATGATCTTGCCATACTCATAGCTGGTGTCAGCAGAGACAGGCAGGATGCGGAACGAAACAGCAAAGGTAGTAGCCTCTGCACGCTTCATCGAAACGCTTGACGACTCAAACGAAATTGCACGCTTAGTGTTGAACTTACGAGTACGAGTGGTTGCAGCATTCGAACCCGGAGCGTTGCCAACAATCTGAACAGCCTTCTCGTATGGGTATACATTCTGTACACCGAACATGAAGGTCTTGGTGCTGGAGCCATCGTTATCTACGAGAACATCAGCGCCGTCATCAACATTGTCGTATGACCAAGCGATAGCAAGGTTGTTGAGGGTAGCCTCGGCAAGAGTGGTCTTAAGCATGACCTTTACTCTTGACTGAATGACCTTAGCAGCGTCACCATACTGATCGACTTCAATGTCAACCATGTCTGGCTCCCAAGAAATCTCAACGCCCTCCTGAGTTGCACCTACCGAAGTAAGCGAATCAAAGTCCGAATTGGTCATGGTGAGGCTTGAAGCACCAACCTTGACCTCGGCCTCGCCCACTACGATATTAGCGGTATTTACTGAGCTTGAACCCGGCATTTTTTAATCCTCCTATTCAAGAACAAAAATTCTTTTGCCCTTCTTATCACGCCATTTAGCGATCTTTTTTACGTGATCTGGTCGCACTTCTCCAGGCTTATTTCCAATCCCTAAACCCTTTTGCCATTCAAATTCGTAAACGATCTTTCCGACTCTTGCGAAGAAACCGCCACCAGATTTACCTACGTATGTAATTGTAGTATACTTCATATCTGTTTATAATACCATAATCATTCCGGTACGAAGTAAATAATAAACTCTAAATTCATTGTGAACCAGCCATCTTTTTCAATTGCATCTTGAAGCGTCGAGCCTACGAAGTAAGTCGAAAGCAGACGAACATCTGTTCCCTCCTTACCAGATGACTGAGATATCTCGTCGCCTTTGGACAAAAGGTAAATAAACCTTTCCCCGATCTGTAGCATTCTATCAATATTGGTGTCGTAGATGGAATAGGTTATAGCGTCATATCTATTCCACCAAGCCTCCGGTGTAGGTATGGAACTTGAAACTGTATAAACAACAAATGGGGCAGTCTCAGAACCATCGCCTACAATGGGGAAGAAGTTCATTGTTTTGCCAGCAATACTCTGCACAGTAGAGTCGGCTTTCAAATAATTATTAATATCGTATGCAGCAATGTTTGTAATTGTCATTATCTACCACCTATTGCCTTGGAGAAAGTTGTACCCCCAGAAGCGAAGCCGGACTGAGGAAGCTGTGGGCTTGGGCGGTCGGCGGAAATGCCAGAAACTCCACCTCTTACACCAAAACCTTCCCTTGCAAGTTCCTGCATAAAAATCTCTCTAAATATCTTAGCAGGCTGCTCTGTTACATTCTTAACAAAAGCATGATTGGGAGATTTAGCAGGAACGCTCCAATTGTATAAATGCTTTCCATACTTACCTTGAGACTCTTCTCGCAAAGTATATCTCCCACTCCTCTTACTCCTAAAAGCCCTCCTGCCATTCAACATAATGTTTAATTGCCACAAGGCACGATCTTTATCGGACTGCTTATCTCCAGAACTAGAACCCTTTGCTCTTGGAATCCTAACTGTTATTGTTGATTTTTTACCAGTAACTTTTCCATCAATTTCTATATGCTTTACCAATCTATAACCATGACTATTTTCAAGTTTTCTTCTAATCATTCTAACCGATCTGTCCGTAGCTCTAGCTCTCGCTGAGATAATTCTATTAGGGAACATTGCGGCTTTATTTGATAAATTTATTAATCCGTCAATACCTTTCTGATCAATACTGACTGAGAACATGCGCTTAGCCATTACGAACCAACCTCAACTATAAGTCTAATTCTTACTAAAGCATGATTTACTTTGCCATTAAACCCAGTTCTCTTTGATATTTCAATAATTTCAAAAGGACCAGATTCAATTACATTGCTATATCTGTCAACAATATTTTGTACTCTACCACCATATGACAAATATGTTACATATGGATGAGGAATAATTAACTCAAACTCATCAACATTGTCTACATAAGGGGCAACTCTACGCTCTGACGCCACTGTTTGAAAGAAGCAGGGGGTTGAAGAATTACTAACAGAAAAACTTCCGACTTTCTGGCCTGCCGCATTGGTGGTAATAGTTCGGCTGTATATATCACACTTGTGGTGATATTTGAGAAACGTTTTGTAAGCCATCAGATAACATAATCCATCACAAATAATGTGTAGTCAGTTAATAACACATCTGCTTCAATGTTTCCGGTTGATTCATAAAAGTTAGACTTCATACTAAATCTAACCGTATCCATATCCACACTAGTTATTCCATGACGACGATATTCTGAGTCGTCATTCATCAAATCAGCAATAATTAAATCCGCTGCCTGCTTAATGTTATTTGGCACATATCTCCAACCAAAATCGCCTTCAATTTTGTAGTCCGAGTGGTTTTTAAAAGTCTTACCTAGAATTCTAGATGTATTTGTCTGAATAATGTTAGCTTTAAATCTAATGTAGTAAGAAGATTCAAAGTGGAAAGGTTGACGTACCTTTTCAACATTATTAAGCGAAGAATTAGTGGAATCGTGAATTACCTCTGAATCAGAGTCACCAGGATTCATCGTGACTTTGGTTAAGGTGGAAATTGGAAGGGGGAGATGAATATTTTTATGGTTTGTACCGTCTAAAGTAAATGACTTATCTGGATAGTAATCAAACGACTGACCACAATAGGTGTCAATAATATTTCTAGCCCTCTTCTCAAAGTAATCGAATTGGGAAGAGAACGACGAAAGTTCAGAGTGATTAACAGTGAACTCCGCCCAAGTTAAATAAGGAGTATATACATTTATATATTGCGACTGACTGTACTCTGTGCCAGAAATTGAATAAGTGAAAGTAGCCTTGTGCTTGCCAGCAGAATTCAAAGCATAAATACCAGAGGCAGCTTGACCGTAAGTTATTGTGTAGACACCTTCCGAAGATCTCGTTGCATTAGTAGCCGCCTGAACCACATCACCAAATTCGTGGGTTAAAACCACAGATACAGCATTGCTGTCTGCATCTGACGGCAGAGTCAGCGTAAGTGTTTTTGCTGTATCAATCTTTACATCATCCATTTAATTCTCCATTCAGCAGTCGCAATCGTCACAACCACAATCACAATGCTGCGAACATTCGCAACCGCAACTGCAAGACTTATTTCTCATACGTCTCCTTATGTATATACTACATTATACCTAAAAACCGCCTACAAAGATATGACTTACAAGTCATCTTCTGGCAGAAAAGCAACAGCAAGTAAATGCACCGCTAAAGCACCTAAACTTATAATAGTTCCCCAAAATCTTGTGCTACCCGATAAAGTAATTAAAACAAGCCCTGTCCCCGCTAAAGTCCAAGCAAGAGAGTATGCCTCCTTCAAAAATCTTTGCAGCATTTTTATAATTACTTTTCTAATCATCTGCGTCCTCCTCTGGCTCCTCGCCTTCTTGGGCCATCAGACCCACCGCCACCGCCTCCACCGGACCCGCCCGAGGGCTTGGGGCCAGCAGCAGCGCCAGCAGCAGCAGAAGTAGCAGCCGCTACAGCAACAACGGTACGCCTAGTACCTGTATCCACGGTGGAACCAGCAGCAACATAATCGTCGTAAGCGTCGTTACCAAAAATATTTACGTTATCTTCAAACTCCTCCTTAACATCATCGCTTGTTTCGTTTAAAGCGTCAACAATAACGTTGATAGCCTCATCAGGAAGTTCATCAAAGCTTTCATCCTGAACAAGATTGTCAATTTCCTCTACAGTAACTTCACCATCTAGAACATCAACTAAATCATCGGCAAGTTCCTGGTCAATAAAATCTACCGACTGAATAACCTTAAGTTCCGCTTGGTCAATTTGCTTAGCCTGTTCGGGTTTAATATCGAACCCCATACTTGTCAAGGTAGCAGCAGTTTCAGCCTGAACTTGAGTTAAAGTATCTGTCCCACTTGGCAAAGTAGTCGTAACCCTCGGGGCCAATGTTGTTGACGTAATCCGAGGGATAGTAGTAGTGGTCGGGGGCAAGGTCGTCGCGACTGGGACCGTAGTTGTAGTAGGCCGCAAACTTGTCGTTGTGGGTGGCAAAGTTGTAGTCGATGGAGCCGTCGTCGTAGTAGGAGCGAGCGTAGTCGTCGTCGTTGTGGGCGGGAGCGTCGTCGTAGTTGTGGTAGTCGTAGTAGTCGTTGTGGTAGTAGTGGGTGGCAGGGTCGTAGTTGTCGTTGTCGTGGTAGCCGGAGGCGTGGGCGACGAAGGCTGGGCCACCAGTGGGGGTGGAGGCAAGGTGGTGGTTGTCGTGGTAGAACTTGTAGTTGTGGTACTTGTAGTAGTGGTACTTGTTGTGGTAGTTGTGGTGGTTGTCGATGGCGTTGGTTCCTCCACTAACAATTCTACCTGAGTAGACCATCCTGAGTACAGACCCAATGTGTCATTATCAGATCTTACATCAAAGACATAGG